GGGATAGTCAGGGCTGCAACCAAGGCGTTCTATATCGGCAGGTGTGTTGAGATTACTCTTGTGAATCGGAGCAGGCTGGCCGTTACCGAGAATCACCCGATACTGACACCCGGCGGCTGGATGGCGGCGAAGTTCTTGCAAGAGAGTGACAATGTATGTTTCACAGCCGATGCTCAAGGGGCAATAGCGAGCGTCAATCCAGATAATCAGGACATGCCAGCCCGTATTGAGGAGATATTCTGTTCTCTTCAGATGTCGCATTCTGTGAGCCGTACCATTGTGGAATCGACTCCCATAGATTTCCACGGCGATGGGCGGTTCATCGAGGGCAATATCGACGTTGTAACGCCCCACGGCTCTTTGAGGAATGAGATCCAATCCGCGTTCGTGGAGAGAATTAGCAAGCTCAAGTTCCAGAGCCGTGGCAAACTTGAGAGAATCTTGTCTTCCTTTGGCCCGCTGGGCCAGCTCGCTTTCGCTGGCAATCGCTCCTCGTCGTGCTTCATGTGCGGCCGCAAGTTGATGTTCCCTCTCGGGTTGGGTCATGCGCGACCATTTGAGACGCTCGGCTTCCGATCGGCCTCGTGGTATGATCTTAGCCTGCAACAAGCGAGAGCGGAACGTGACCCTACTGACTCCGGCCTCGCACGAGAGTTTCTTCTCAGATTCGCCAGCCACATAACGATGCAAGAGATCGCCAAGATTCGGGATTTCCAGTTTTGCGGGCATATCTACAACCTCCAGTGTGATCCCTATGGAGTATACTTTGCAGAAGGCGTTCCTGTCAAGAATTGCCGGTGTCGCAAGGAGTTCCGTCAGGTTGATGGAAAGTGGGAGTGAGGTGACCATGGAGCGCGTGGAGGTGCGTTGCCCCTTCTGCGGCAGGATGGCCTGCAAGTCGTTGCCCCTCCCGTGCTTTGGCACGATCGAGGTGAAGTGCTCGCGTTGTGGCCGACTGTATCAGTGGCCGAGAAGAGGACGTGGAGACAGGGGAAAGGAAGACGTGGATCATGAAGATTAGGAGACGGATACCCAGGATGCCGCCTAGCATAATGAAACCAGCCAAGCGGGGTGCTGGTCGTATGGGGCCTGGGCCGTGGGACGACAAGCCAGGGGCGGGACGCATCGCGCCAGTAAGGAGAATGGCAGGGAGGATGCCAGAGGTGGTCCGAGTCGGGCCGACACGAAGCGTCGCCTTCTGGGCTGGCGTCTGGGTTGGGTTGGCCCTGGGACTCGGCACGGCCTATGGTGTGCTGCTCTGGTATCTGGGTGGGCTGCTATGATGGAATGTGTCGCGATTCTGAAAGAAATTGAGACCATAGAAGCGTTGGCAGCAACAGCAGTTCTATTCGTCTTGGCTGCCTTCATTCTGCTGGTCTGTTGGTGGACGAGATGGCCGGAGACATGACGCACAGCGAGTTGGTCAAAGCAGCGTTGGCTGCTGCAGAGGGGATCACGGCGGAAGAGGCGTTCGACACATTTGTGGAGGGAGTGACTCGACAGCAGCCAGAAAGAGCTGCCCTCATACCCCGCAGAATTCCAGAGACTCCCACAGCGATGCGCTATCGGGAATGGGACATGGACAATGACCTCGTCACGGAGTACGAGCGCCACGGCGAGTGCCTGCGCTGCGGGGAGTGCTGCCGGCATAGGATCGAAGTTCAGTATAGCAAGCACGATGACAAATACCATCCTGGCATTCACGGGGTATGGAACGAAGTCAGCGGCAACGGACACTACTTCTGTGTGCAATTGACGAGCATAGACCCTGAGCGCGTAATCGGGATGGGTAATAATCCGTGTTGGGCATTGACCGACGACAATCTTTGCAGCAAGCATGACCTGCTTGCAGAACACCACGAACTATGCCATCAGTGGCCCCTTGCGCCCCGCTGTCTTGAGCACTTCCCAGGCTGCGGGTACTCCTTTACCAAGATCCGGGAAGTGGCGATCAGCGCGGCTTACCCAGCTACCTGGGCGAGCTTGGAGGAAGAGTGGGAAAAGGAAGCGACTGAAGAGCATGAAAAGGTGATTGTGGATTGACAAGTCTTACAAGATCATCTATGATGACAGTGCGGTGGGTGCAGAGGACGAGCGTAAAGCTGAAGGAGGAGAGATGCGCATCAAAGTTACCATTGATGTCTGCAATCCAGGCGACGAAGTGGTGAGTGCCACGCTTATTCTTGATGGCGCGCTAGTTGGGTCAGTACGGTTAGGACAGTGGATTGAGCAGACCAAGGCACAGCTTTGCAAGAAGGTCGCCCAGGAACATCGCGGGCCCGTGTTTGTTGGACCAAGTGCTGGCAAGAGCGGGCAAAGGGAGGAGGAGACATGAATCGTCGTGAATTGCTGAAGGCACTGGTAGGTGGGGCGGTAGTCGCATTGGTGCCAACCCTGCCAAGGGCAGAAGAGGAACTGGATGTCGCTGCATTGCAGGCGAGCCTGGCTGGCATAGCGCATGGTGCCAAGGATATGACGGTGTGCTTGCAAGAGCTGGCCGCATCGAGCCAAGCGGTCGCCGATTGGGGGGCTGTTTGGCGCCATGATTGGGTGACTAGCATGGCTCAGACCATAGATGACGAGATGATGAACAGTTAGCCCGCCAATCACTTGACAACTGCTCCCAACTATGATATGATGTAGGTATCAGACGCCTTTTGCTTCCTGGAGCGCCGCGAGCGTCACTGTTCGCGGTGCATCTTTTTGACAACTCGTCTTCTCCTTGAGCGAACGCCGAGAGCGTCCACCACCGCGCTCTCGGCGTGGCGCTTCTGGGGGGGATGACTGAATAGTCCTTCTGCGAATGCCAGCGAGCATCCAAGTGATGCCGCTGGCGTTTTTGCGTTTCTGGGGAGGAGGTGCACATGCCCCCACTGGAAATCACAGCAGAAGAGCTGGAATCCGCAGAGAAAGTGTCGGTCTCCGATCTGGTGGCGGCCAAGCCTTATCCCAACGAGCATGCGTGCAGGATGCGTGCGCCGGGCGATTTTGAGGAAGATTCCTTCCGGCGCATCACGAGGGGAGAAGACCCGCCGCTGGCTATAATCATAGGCAGGCTGGAGGGAGAGACGACGACCACCACCCAAGCATTTCGCTACCCGATCGACGACTGGACCGAGGACGCGGCCAAGTCGCACTGCGAGGAAAACGAGGGCACGTTCGAGGCGGCGGAGCCAGCGGAGAAAGCGGAGATAGAAGACGATCCGAAGGCCGAGTTCAGCCACAACGAACTGTGGGAGATGCTCTCGCGGACAATGCGGGACGAATCGATGATACCCCAGCCAACCTATGAGAGCGGTGGCTGGGTCGTGGACGTGTTCGACACCTACGTGGTATATGAGCTTGGCGAAAAGCTCTGGCGCCGCGACTATTCGGTGGACGACGAGGGACAACTGACGATGGGCGAACCCGTCGAGGTCCTCAAGCAAACAGAGTACGTTGCCGTCGCGGAGCCGAAGGCAGCACTGACTGCGATCAAGGCACACCCCTCTGGCGAGTGGGGACGGTTCCACGGCTTCGCGGCCCCATATGGCGGCCCGTTCAAGACTGAGGAGGGCGGGCGGGACCTGGACGACGAGGCATTCGACGAGAGCACAGACTTTTGCCTCGACTGGTATCCCAAGCGGCCGATCTTGTATCACCACGGCATGGACAAGGACGTTGATGCGGAGGTAGTGGGCGAAGAGGTGAGCCACGAGCGGCTGCCAGCTGGTGTGTGGCTAGAGGGCCAGCTGGAAAAGGGCGCGCAGTACGCCGAGGCCATTTGGCAGATGATCAAGGACGGCAGGGCCTTTTTCTCTACGCAGGCACTGCCGTTGCTCGTCAAGAAGCTCGCCAACGGACTCATCAAGCGATGGCCCGTGGCAGAGTGGACGATCACGCCAACGCCAGCGAACCTGCTGGCTTTCGTGACACCCGCACAAGCCGAAAAGCATTTCAAGGCTGCGGGCATTGAGTGGAAAGACCCTCCTGAAGGGCTACTGACTCCAGGCAAGGAGCAAAACACGGAGGGCGATGACATGCCAGAAGAGTTGACCCAAGAAAAGAAAGACGCGCTTTACGCCGAGTTCAAAGCCCGCCGAGAAACAGAAGAGGCGGCCGCGCGTGAAGCACAAGAGGGTGCGGCAGCTGCCGTCAAGGCGATCGAGGACGCGGCCGTCGCGAAGGCGATGGAGAACGCGAAGCGCAAGTTCGCCGAGACCAAGGAGCTGCCGTTCGAGTTCGAGACGGGCGGCGAACCAGAAGGGCCGCCAGTGCCGGAGCACATCCAGCGCTACGCGGTGATGAGTCCCTATGACCGCCTTGGCGTGCTAGACCTGTCGACGCGCGTGTTCATCCACGGGAAGAAG